TGAGAAGGCTATTGCTTGGGCGTTGCGGACTGGCGGCAGTATGGGGGGCGGTTACGGTGGTGGCCGTCCGTTGCCGGGTTATCAAGGTGCCGGGTTGGATAGGCCGTATGGGAATGCGGTGTTTGGTGCACCGGGTCAAGGGTCGTATCCGGGGCAGTCGTTGTTTGGTGCGCCGGTTGGTGATAGGCGTGGGTTGAGTTCGTGGCCTACTGCTGGTGTTGGTGAGAACGGTTTGCAGGGGCCGAACACTACTGTGCCTAACGGTTTGAGGGGTTCTGTAGATGGTTCTTCGCCTCCTGTCGGCGGTGGCTATGTGACTTCGGGGGGTATCTGATGGCTTCGTTTGCTCCGCTTACACAGAACTATCAGTTTGCTTTTGGCGACGGCACGGGCAGCAGCCAATGGGTGTTTGGTGGCCCCGGTGCTGGTGTACAGGTGTTGCAGGTTGACGGGTTGGAAGGTATCCCTAATCTGCGTACTCAAGATTCTAGTCGTGGCTATATGGACGGATCGTTTACGGGTCGGGACTTTCTGAATGCTCGTACTGTTACGTTTACGTTGCAGATCATGTCTGACAATACTGCGTCGATGCAAACATATCTGGCTGAACTGCAACGTTATTTGATGCCGCAACGGTCAGGTATCAATGTGTTGCAGGTGTATTTGCCGGGTGGGCGTGGGGTGCGTCGTTTGTATGGGCGTGTGCGCCGTCGTGAGATTGTGGTTGATCCGTCGTATGTGTATGGTCGGGCTATTGCAACGCTAGAGTTTTTCTGTCCTGATCCTCGGATTTATTCGGATGCGGTTACGTCAAACACGATTAACAGTTTGTCGTCTACAACCCGTTCTTATAACCGTACCTACAACTTGACTTATCCGACTACGGTAAGTGGTTCGTCGGGTTCGGTAACTTTGACTAATCAGGGCAACTATGAAACTTGGCCTTCTTTCTCTGTCTCTGTACAGTCTCCCTCTACCTCTTGTTCAGGTATTGTAATCAGTAACTTCACTACGGGTGATGTATTGTCGTTTCCTAATTTGACGTTGGGTGCTAGCGATACTCTAGTGATTGACTCAGATTTGCGTACCGTTCTTGTTAACAGCACCCCGGCCCGGAATACGCTGTCGGTAGATTCTCGCTGGTTCCCTCTGCCTCCTAGCACAGCGCAAACTATTGGGTTGACGGCGGCAACGGGTACAGCGTCTTGTACTATTACCTATCGTGACGCTTTCATTTAGGGAGATGTAGAACATGGCCTTCACTTTGGCTCAACCCGCTTACGGGCAGGCCGGATCGTATACTGCGTTGCAGGATCGGTTCATGTTGCAAGCCGTGTCTGTGACCCCCGGCGTTCGCCGTTTGGGGGCTGCTTCGGGCAACGTGATGACCGGCGACCTTGCGGTTACTACCACCGGGGCAACTGATTCTAAGGTGAACGTTGCTGCTGGTGATGTGTTTGTTTATGGCGGTTCCGGGCAAGGCGTATATCATGCCTATAACGATGCAGCAATTCTTTCGGCTGCGTTTGCCTCATGCCCTACTAATAGTCGTATTGATTTGGTTGTTGTGCAGGTAACGGATACGGGGGCGGCGGCTCCGTCTATTGCTGTGTCAATTGTTGCTGGTACTGCGGCGGCTACTCCTACGCCTCCTGCTACCCCGGCTAAGTCAATTGCTTTGGCGCAGGTCACAATTCCTAACGGATTTGTTTCGGGTACAACAGCGGTGTTGGCAGCAAACATTAAGGATGTTCGACCCAAGGCGCAGTTGCCTGATTTGTCTGTCCCGTCTTTGGCTAATAACTTGGACTCGGGTCGTGTGGATACCCCGTATGCTCCGGTTTCCGGCAATCTTATTTTCGATACATCCGTGGGCAACTTGCTTGCTTATAGCAATTTGTGTTTGATGGGTTCATCTGCGACTAGCACTTTGATTGGTACGGGTTCTAAAACGTTTACGGTGCAGGCTGGTTTGTCTTTGGTCGCCGGGCAGCGTGTTCGTCTAGTTTCGCTTGCTGGGGTGAACACTAATCCGATTTCTACGTCTACTACTTCTGTTGCTATCGGTACGGGTTCTAAGACGTTTACTATCGGTCTTGGTTTGACGCTGGTTGCTTCTAGGGTTCGGGTGCAGTCGTTGGCTAATCCGGCGAACTTTGTGGAAGGCACGTTTACTTATACGTCGGGTACTGGTGCGCTTGTTGTCACGGTGGATACAACGGGTGGTTCGGGCACTTACACGGATTGGCTTGTGTCGAACGTCCGTAACTATATGGAAGGTGCGATCACTTCTTATACGGGTACGAGTTTGGTTGTTTCGGTTGATGCGACTTCGGGGTCGGGTACTTATGCTGATTGGTTGATTTATGGCCCGGCGTGGGAACAGTTTGTTAAAGCGGAAACTGCCGGTGTGCATGATGGGACGTATCGTTATGCGCCGACAACGATTAGTCCGTCTACTGCTACGCCGTTGTTGCCGACATTGGGCACGTTGTGGTATCAGACTGATACCAAGCGTTTGTTGGAATATGATGGAACAACTTGGCAGCGCATTAGCCAGAATGCGGCTACGGGCCGTACCGGCTGCGCCGTGAAACGCACCGCTAACCAGTCGATCGCCAACAGTGCAGCGCGTTCTGAGGTCACCTTCGACGGCGAAGACTTTGACAGCGACGGGTTCTTCACCGCAAGTTCGACCGACATCACGATCCCTGCCGGTCTCGGGGGGATCTATGCTGTGCAGTTCAATGTCCTATGGGCAAGCAACCCCGGAACGACAGCAGTCACTCGTGCCCGCATCATTCCGTCAGGTGCCACTTCATACGCAGTAATCGACGGTGATAGCAGCAGTGGAGCCGTCTTCACGTACGGCGGGTCGCTGCCAAGCACCGGCGGCTCAGGCACTTGGGTATTTGCGGCTGGTGACAAAGTGACGCTCACTGTCGGCCAACAATCGGGTGCTGCGATTAACATTACAGCAACGTTGTCTATCTACCGGATTGGGCTGTAAAGGACTGTCATGGCTTTCTCTACTCCTTCTTACGGGCAAGGCGGTTCGTACACGGCGGCAAGCGATCGCGGGTTGGCTAGGGCCAATGCGGTGACTCCCGGTGTGCGCCGTCTTATCCCGGCTTCCGGTGGCAACATGCAAGGCGATCTTGCTGTTACTACTACTGGTACAGGTAATGCGTCGGTGTCGATGGCGGCAGGCGATGTGTGGGTTGATGATGGTACGGGCACGGGTGCGTACTATTCGTATAATAGCGGGGCTGTGACGGTTGGCCCGTTTGCGGCTAACTCGTCGGGTACTACTCGTACTGATCTTGTGTATGTGATCGTGACTGACACGGGCGCAGGCACTCCGACGATTGCTGCTGCTATTGCTACGGGTTCTGTAACAGTTCCTGCCAAGGCGGTTGGCATCGCTACGGTTGCTATCCCTAACGGTTTTACGGGTACTTCTACGGTACTTGCAGCGAACATTACAGATGTGCGCCCGAAAGCACAGTTGTGGGATTTGTCGGCAACTAGCACTTCTAGTGTTGCTTCTGCTAAGTCGGGCAACTTGATCTTTGATACTTCGACTAGTCCGCAAGGAGCATTGAAGGTTTATAACAATGCTGGCGTGTGGACGCAGTTGGCGACTACAACAGGGTTGGGGTTCACTAATTCGGATATGGCTTCGGGCTATACGTTGCTGTATCAGAACACGGCGGCTCCGCCGTCGCCTGTTGATGGGCAGTTGTGGTTTGATACCACGAATAAGCGGTTGTTGATTTATCGGTCTAGCGATGCGACTTGGCAGCGGATTAGCCAGTCTGCTACGACGGGTCGGACGGGTTGTACGGTGTCTCGTGCCGCTAACCAAACATTGCCATTCCAGACGTTGACAAACATTTCGTTTGACACGGAAAGCGTTGACACGGACGGGTTCATTACGGTGCCTTCAACCAGTATCACGATCCCTGCCGGGCTGGGTGGTTTGTACATGATTGCTGGTTGGGTGCAGGGTCAGAACAGTTTGGGCACCAGCGGAGCAACCACAATTTATACAACGGGTTCCGCTAACCAAATCGCTACAGCATCGGCTCCAGCATTATCTGGCGGTATCCCATCATTCGGCGGTAAGGACACTTTGGGTGTGTCGTTGATGGTGCCGTTGGCTGCTGGTGACATTGTTCGTATGTCGGCCTATCAGTCTGTGGCTAGCCCGAGCATTAACGTGCAGGCGTATCTGACTTGTTACCGGATGGCGGTATGACATACCCGGATTACCGTTACCTGCTTATTGATCTTGTCTCCCCATATCCGGTTATTGGTGAACTCCAATTTTCGGGTGTGTCATGGTCGCGCACGTTGAATGCGGCAGGTTCATTTTCGGGGTCTATCAATATTAACGATCCTCGTGCGTTGCAGAATGTGGGCACGGTAAGCGGCGGCTATCTGTCTAGTTTGGAATATATTACGCAGCCGGGCCGTGTCGGTTTGTATGTGGAACGTGACGGGATACTGGTGTGGGGTGGCATTGTTTGGACTCGCACATGGGATTCCGGCAGTCAGTTGTTAACAATTCAGGCACAAACGTTTGATTCATATTTTGCTCGTCGGGTTGTGAGCGATGTGAAAACAGAAACCGGGGTGCTGGTTTTTGAGGATGATGTTGACCAGTTCCAAGTAATGGTTGGCCCAAACGGCGTGTTGGATAACATGGATTCGGCTACTCAAACGTTGGATAACGGGACGATCATTTCGGGTGACATCGGTATTGACTATGACACTACGGCCACATGCGGTGTGCCGCTGGCTGGTGCGTATGTTGTGTACGACTATGAACACAAAAAGGTTTCTGATGTTCTGAACGACATCTTTACTCAGTCGGATGCAATTAACTACACAACTGAGGAACCGTACAAACTTGGGTTTGATTGGGACATCGACGTTTATTATGACGCTGCCGGGGCGTTGCGTCGAACGTTTGTTCAATACTATCCGTCTAAAGGTAACTCGGATACTGCGTCGGCTTCGTTGCCGGTGTTGGAATTTCCGGGTTCGGTGCTGCATTACGCATGGCCGGAGGACGGTACGAGTATGTGTACTTATGTGCATGGTATTGGCCCCGGTACTGGCGAGGGTAATTACACAACATATAAGTCGCCTCATCTTGGGTTTGTGCAGACGGGTTATCCGATGTTGGAGGATGTGGAATCGTTTACACAGATTCCTGCTCCGAACGCTGTGGATTCTTTGACGCAGGCTAAGGCGGATGCCCGGTCTGCTCCGGTGGTTACGCCGTCGTTTACTTGGTCGCCGGGCTGGCAATATATTCAATCAACTAATATTGAGGCTAATGTTGGCCCGGCTATTGGGGAATTTAAGACAGGCGATTTGTTCCGTATTAGGTTGAATGATTCCCGGTTTTATGGTGGTGCCGAGTTTGTTCTGCGGTTGACAGAATTTACTGTTAACGTGGGCGATAGCGGTGAAGGCGAGTTGGTTACAGGCCAGTTCTCGTTGGCTACTTATTAGGAGATACGATGGGTGTTGTTAACAAGCAACCCGATTTGCGTCAGATGTTTGAGTCGTTGAATAAGCGTGTGTCTGCTATTGAACGGTCACGCCGGTTCACGGTTCCGGTGTTGCAGGATTGGCGTGAGTATCCGATTCATCCGCAGTCTGGCGATCTTATTCAGGATGCAGAAACAGGGTTTCTGTATGTGTACTGTATTGACGGTACGGCTACGCCGACTGCTACGCCTACGGTGTCTGCGGCTGCTGCGACGGTGGAGGTTGACCAGTTGCGTGGGTTTAAACCGAACCAGTCGGTTGCGGTGATTACTGCTGGCACGGATTATTATGCGGTGGTTCAAGCGGCGTTTGTGCCGACGGTTGGTGCAGGGAATTTGCCATTGACGTTTTTGGCGTTGACGGTGGATGTGCCTACAGGGTTTTCGGCTACGGTTCCGCCGAACGGGTCGTTGGCGGTTACGTCTATACAGGCTGCGTCTTGGCGGCAGTTGATGACGGCTAGTGACCTGATTTCCAAGCAGACGGCTATTGCTGCTGGTACGCTGGGGACTGCCTCGTTTGGGGGGCAGAACTCTGCTGTGGGTTCTAACACGGGCGGTACGGGCGAGATGCTTGCCATCGGGGGGTATCCTCCGTACCATGCTGTTTAGGAGGAACTAGATGGGGTTGCGTGACGAGTTGCCTGTTGTGGCGGCAAGGCCGTGTGCTGTTGGCCGGTCTGTTGCCCATTTGGATGCTGCTGTCAGGAAAGAGTTGGACGAGTTGTTTGCCGATAGGGAGGTGTCGTCGCCTCGTTTGTTGGCGTTGTGGGAAAAGCAGGGCTGGTCGTTGACTGGGATTTCTGTGTCCACGGTGAACACTCATCGAAGGAAGGATTGTGCATGTCATCGAACGAGTTGAGGGACGAGTTGCCGCCGGAGCCGGGGCCGCAACGTCGGTTGGATAAAGCGGAGCGTGAGGCTCGTGATGCTGTTGCTCGTGCCCGTGAGGCTGAGGATCGGTTGGATCGGGTTGAGCGTGAGTTGAATCTGATGATTGGTTTGCAGAACGGGTTGTCGTCGCCACCGGATTGGTTGGTGAAGGAGCCTCGGTCGGGCAAGAAGCATCATGGTACGCCGTGGTTGTTGTTGTCTGATTTGCATTTGGATGAGGTTGTGAATCCGGCGGAGATGATGGGGGTTAACGCTTACAATCGTAAGATTGCTGAGAAGCGGATGGCTGCCACGTTTCTGTCTACGGTGAAGATTACGCAGGAGTATTGGTCAGGTATCCAATACGATGGCATTGTTGTACCGTTGATGGGTGACCTGTATTCGGGAGACATCCATGAGGAATTGGCTGAAACGAATGATGATTCTATTTTGGGTAGCATTCTGCATTGGACAGATCATCTTGCTGCTGGGATCGCATTGTTCGCTGAAACCTTTGGGAAGGTTCATGTCCCGGTAGTGGTCGGCAATCATGGTCGCCAGTCTCGGAAGCCTCGGATGAAGTTCCGTGCCCGTACTAACTATGACTGGTTTACTGGTCATCTGTTGGCTCGCCAGTTTAAGGGCGATAAGCGTGTGACGTTTGATGTGTCGGAGGCTGCTGATTGTTTGGTGCAGTCGTATGGTCATCGGGTGATGTTGACGCACGGCGATCAGGCTCGGGGTGGTGCAGGTATTGCTGGGATTTGGTCACCGATCACCCGGCTGGATGCCCGTAAACGGCAGAAGCAGGCGGCGGTTAATCAACCGTATGATCTGCTTTGTATGGGGCATTGGCATAACCTTATCTTCGGGCCGTCGTTTGTGGTTAACGGTTCGTTGAAAGGCTATGACGAGTACGCTGCGATTTCTAATTTCGGTTTTGAGGAACCTGCTCAGGCGTTGTTTCTGATGACACCTGAACATGGAAAGAGTTGGACGGCTCCCATCCTGCCGATGAACCGGAAGTCTGAGGGCTGGTAGCAGCAGCGTCTTTCGCCCATGTGTTGACGAATGATTCGATGAGTTGGATTGTTTCTAGGGCGTAGACGGAGTTGATGTCGCTCATCTTGTAGCGGCCTCGGCGTGATCTGCCATGCCAGAGAACGCTAGCCTGTACCCATGTTCGCATGAGGCGTGACGGGTCTTGGTGGATGCATCCTCGTTCGGCTACTACTTCGATTGCTGATTTGGGGTCTAGGAGCCGGAACGCTCGGAGTCTGGCGCATTCGTAGTCGAAGGTTTCGGCGTGGAGTGCGTGCCAGATTTCGTGGCGAATAACGTATTGGCGGACACGCCGGTTCGGCTGGTTGTATGCGGCTGGTTTGACGAAAATGGTTTTGGTTTCTGCTTGCACGATGGCGGTGCCTACACCGAAGTCGTAGGGTTTGATGCGCCATCCTTTAGATTCTAGGAACCGTCCGTGTTTGCCGTATTGGTCAAGGCTGATTGCAGGCATTCGCTGAGTCCTTGTGTGAGTGCGAGGGGCGGTATGTTTTGGATCGGGTACTGGTAGTGGAGTGTGCCGTATCCGTCTAGGAGGGTGGGGCCGTACCGTTTGATGTGGTCGTACCATTGTTGGTGTTGTTCGGGGGTGAGTTGTCCGAATTGGCGGAATGTTATTCCGTATTCGGGTGCGCTGCCGATTGCCATGTTACTGGTTGTTGGTGGCGCAGTCCCATCCACAGGCTGCGTATCCGGCGATGTCTACCCATGAGTCGTATTTGTTGGGTGACCATGCGATGCGTGAGAGTTTCAACATAATCATCATGGCGGCGATGTCGTGGGGTTGAAGTTCGGGGGGGTAGCCACCGTTTCCGGCGATGAGTCTGCTGAGGTAGGCGTTCCATAGGTCGGCGGTTGCTTTGAAGTCGTCGTTGGGGTCGCCGTAGTTGTCGTTGCGTTCTCCGTTGACGAGGGTTTCTGCTTCTTGGAGTAGGTCACTTCGGGGGGTGTTCATTGTCTGTTCCTTGGGTCGCCTGCGTAGGGGGTGGTGCTGGTGTCGTAGGGGGTGTAGGTGCCGTCGCGTAGGCGACGGTAGCGGTTGACTGCTGTGATGCAGTCGGGGCAGATGCCTTGTGTGTGGGCTGATGCGAGGTGGTTGGCTAGGTCTGCGGCTATGCGTTTCCATGTGCCGATGTCGTCAGTCATGACGAGCCTCGCTCCACTCCAGAAAGTCCATGTTTGCCAAACGAATCTCTTGAATCGTTCGCGCAAGTGCGCCCGCTTCCCACTTGGCGACGTCACGCATTCCGTGGCAGTTCATGTGGAATCGGTAGCAAGCGCGTACCAGCGCGCGATCGCTGAGCGAAAGGTCAAAGCCTTCGTCGCGTATGAGGAACACTTGAAGCGGCAGGTCAGCCACGGTATGCGTTATCCCATCCGCTCGCAACACGTTGCAATCCGCAGGTGCAAGAGCCGCCCTGTTTGAGTGCGGATTCACAGGCGATGTCGTGACCGACCCATGCCATGAGCGCATCACCGGCAGCGTACAGACGTTCTACTTCGTCACGCAAACGGTTAATCTCATTGACCGCATCCAGCATGATCCGAACCGCTTTAGCAGACCCAACATAGTTTTCTAGGTCTGCTACTACATCGGGATGTCGTTTGGCTAAACGCCTATCAGGAAACGTCACATGAATCCTTCGTCGGTCGGGTAAGCAAGAGCCACAAACAGTTCGCCCTGCTGACAGTTAAGTAACTGTTCCAGTTTGCGAATGTTCTCAATCGTGGGCCGGGCACGGTTGGATGCCCAATAGTAGACGGTGGTAGCGGACACCCCGATTTGTTTGGCGACGTACTCTTGGGTGTATCCGGTGTATCGGAGTTTGCGTCTGAGTAGTTCAGGGAAGTTCACGGTGGAAAGTTCCTCGCTTTAGTTTGCTGCGTTTGATGATGCATGATTTGACAAGGACGAGGGGTTGCGATGTGCAGCCGTCCTCGGTGATTTGTCCGGCGACGGCAAGCCAGTCGTCGGTTTCTCGGATGACATAGCCGACGGTGTATACACGGGCTGGGCCGGTGATGAGGGCATGGTCGTCGGGTGACCACCACACGTTCTCGCTGTGTGGTTCTTGATGGTCTAGCCAGATGATGAATTCGGGGGTCATCGTGCGAACACCATGAGGTAGGCGATGGCGAGCAGGTTGATTCCCGATAGGAGAGTTGCTCGGGTTCGGGTGTCGCTGTCGATGGTGGTAGATGCAAAGACCATGATGGTGGCGAACAATGCGACGTAGACGGCGCAGGCGATAATCATTCTTTAACCCATCCTTTGCCGCCGCAGTCGGGGCATTTTTGGTAGTAGTCGTCGTATTCGGAAAGGTTGCCGGTGCCGTTGCAGTTGTCGCAGGTGGCGTACTCGGATGCTGTGTCTTGCATAGTTGTAGATTACTCGGTGTCGGTTGCTTCTGCATAGGCTCGCAAGAATTGATTTCGCATAACCTCAGGTTGGGTTGAGGCGCAGATGTTGCGCCAGCCGATTGCTCGGACTGCGTTTCGGGTGCGGAGGGTGGCGAACGACGGCGAACCATAACTGCCGATTTGGCGTACCTGTTGCTGTACGTCCTGCCATGCACGTTCCGCATCGGGCGCAACACCCCGGACGGGAGCGGCCATCTTCAACCGGAGTTGGTCAAACTGTTTCCGCAGTTTCGCCGGGGACAGGATGTTGGTACGCCAGAACCCGTCCTCCTGCGACCAGCGCATGACAGCCTCAATGTCGTCCCAATCTCTGCCGTCGATCCGATGCAACCGTTCCATCTCGCCCAGCCACAGTTCGGTGACGGTCGGTTTCTTCGCACCGTTCTGCACCATGAGTTCGGCCAGCAGGTTGCAGAGCGTGATCGCCTCAGGCGGATATGACGGTGGCTGCTTCTGTTTCGGGGTGGCGACCTGTTCGTCGGTCGCTGCGTCTTGGCAATGGGGGCAGGTGCTAGAGCGGTTGTTCTTGTGCCAGCGGTTGTGCATGGCGAGTGTGCCGCCAGCAGACTGGCCCTTGTTGGTTTCGTTGACCTGCCATGCGTCCCATGCTGCGATGCGGTAGCCGCCGTCGGCGGCGACCCACAGTTGGCTAGCGACTAGGCGTTCTGCTAGGTCGCTGCTGCTGTTCATGCCGAGCGTGAGCCGGGGCAGCATGACGGCAGGGATGACAGGGTTGTTGTTCTTCTTAGCGTAGGCGAGCGAACGGACGAACAGTAGTTCGGCATCTGCTCCAGCCCCGACAATCTTGGGGTCGTCCATATAATCTACGGACAGTTTGACCCATAGGGTCTTGCTCATAGTTGTGTCCCCCTCAGGACTTGTAGTATTCCTCTAGTGCTGGCCGGATGAGTTCTGACCATGTTGACAATCTTACCATAACCAGTCCTTCTTTCCCCCAATCGTCGGGCATAAGAATGGCACGGCATGGTTTCTTGATACTTCCAATCGCTGTCTGATTCGATAACACTTGGGCTTCGATGCGGCTCCACGCTGTGACAGCAGGTTTGATTTGTGCCCCTGCTTTCACTTCGTTAGCGAAGATAGCGTCGCCCCAGTTTTCTTCGTTAGCGTCACCAAACTTATGAGATGGTGCAACACCTAACGCTTTGCGTGCTTGCCGCTGCTTAGTCAATCCTTTACGTCGGTTACGTTGGCCCCGACATTTCGGACAGGTGCAGCCCCGGATGTGACCGGCAGGGTTCTTGCGTACCGTGCCGAACAATCCGCAACCACAAGCACAATCTGCTTTACGGGCTACCTCGTCCACATCTTCTCCCATCGAATCTGCCCTCGCTGTTTAGGTGTTAATCCACCGAACATTCCGTACTCGTCGTCTGCGAATGACAACGCCATATCTAAACAGTCGGTGCGTACCGGGCAGCGTTCACAGATTCGACGCGCCTCATTATAGTTCCCGGTTTCGGGGAAGAAGATTTCTAACGGCATGTCCGCACAGGCGGCATGTCTACGCCACTTCTGTGTCACAGTAATCCGCTTTCCAATCCCAATAGTCAGACCATATAAACGACGGATGTTCGCCTATCTGCACAGCGTACTTGTCGGCCTGCTCAATACTGAGATAAGTGTCGTTGCATTTCCATGAGCGGACGGTGGATGGTTTCACACCAAGTTCCGCTGCGATGGTTCGGGAACCCAACGGGCGACCGTCCTCATAGGTACGCCCATCTAGAACGTACTCTATGAGAACAGAGGCCGGGAACCGTCGGGCTAGTTTCCTAGCCATTATCCCTTGTCCACCGCATCGACACCCCGGCTTCCTCAGCCACGATGACAACGGTGGTTCGCTTATTGCCGTCCTTGTCGTCCCACGTTTCGGTTTCCAAACGTCCGGCAACAAACAGGCGGTCACCCTTTTGGATGGTTTCCGACAGGTTCTCTGCGAATTGATCCCACGCCTTGATGTTGTGCCATGTGGTGTACTTCTCGTCACCCACCTTGCGTGAGGTGGCAAGCCCAAACGTGAGTACCGCTTTGCCGGTTTTGGTAAACGACATCTTCGGCTCTCCGATGTTGCCGCACAACGTGACTTGATTCATTCTGTGTTCTCCTTATTGGTGGGGGTATTAATGATGCGGGACACCATCTGCTTGCTGCCCGCTGAACCGAGCCGCATAAGCCCGGTGTGTTCGATAAGTCCTAGTTCTCGCAGTTCGCTGCATCGTTTCCACCAGCAGGAACGGGGAGACAGACCGGCAACTGTTGCTGCTTCTTCGTCGGTCAACCCGTCGGGATGCCGGACGAATGCTTGGAGCAGACGGTCACGTTGGGACAGGGATCGGGGGCGTACATCTTGGTCGCCCATATGACTGGTGATTGGGTCGCTGATTCGTGCGTTCAATTGTGTTGCCTCGCTGCTAGTTGTTTGAATTGTCGTTGTTGTTGACTTTGGATTCCAGCCGCTGTACCAGTTCTCCGATCATCCGTTCCTTGAATTCTTCGGCCAAGATGATTCGGATGAGAGTGATGGTGTCGTCAAGCGACGGCATCCCGTCCTCTCCTACTTCGTCAATCATGCGAGCGGCCAGCAAGGTGAAGAACAGGTCGGCGGTATCGGTGTCGATATTGTTAATATCGAACAGGTCGTTCTCTCCGAGTTCTTCCATGAGGCTAAAGAAGTGGAGCCAGAAGTCGTTAGAGAAACGCATCTGACGGATGTCGTCAATGGGTGGCAGGGGAATGGGCATGTTAGTTGTTCTCCTTGGTTGAGATTGCAGGGAGGATGACTCGCAAATCTTCAAGTGTTACGTCATCCCATGATTTGACCAGCCGGTTCAGAATGTCGCTGATTGCGCCCATCGTGCCGTCTACATGGTTGGCTGTACATTTCTCAATGTACATACGTTGGGCTTTGCTGATTCCTGAACTGGGCAGGTCGGATTTGATGGGTCGTGCAGCAGCCTGCTGCTTAGGGGCACGTTCGTACACATCGTGGTCGGGATCGGGTTCGTCGGTCGGCAGACACAAGGTCTGTAGCAGACAGGTACGGAACGCTACGCTCATAGCCTTAGCAGTTGCCTTGTCGCCGGAGTCCATGCTCTCTGCCACGACGGTGGATTCGATGCTAGAACCATCTTCGGCCACAAAGGTGTACGTCACCTTGACACGGCAATGACCCATCTGTGTGCCCTTAGACCCGATGGATACCGTGCTGTATTCGGCGGTATGCACCTGAGGGAACACGATCACACCGTGCTTACGCAACGCCGGGGAGACTGCGTTTACCACGCTGTCGATACCCCGGAAGTTGAATCCTTGTGACTGGTTCTTGCTGTCCTTGCGGACTGCACCAACGTCTGCCATAACAGCAGACAACGCTTGATAGATGTTCATTGGTTTCCTTTACTGGTTGTTGGATTCTTGCCGATCCATCTCACGCTTCACAGCGTCACGGATAAAGTCTGACAAGGACTTGTGTTGGCTAGCGGCTAGTCGCCGCAAGCGCAGATTGTCACGTTCCTCCAAACGGAATGCGATCAACGGGGTGTTAGCCATTATAGCCTCTTTCTGTTTGGCTGTCAAAGCAGCGGTCGAAGTACCCGAGTGGATGCGCCGGTCTTGCGATACTTGTCCAGCAGATCGCCGTGGTCACGGGCCACCGCTTTCCAATCGACGGTGGTGGTTCCCTTGCGTGTCTTGTAGGACACAACGGGCGCACCTTCCCAACATCCAATCTCAGCAGCACCAAGCATCGCTACGAGTTTGTCCCGAGCGTCCTGTTCCTCTTTCTCTGCGAGCGAACGTGCCTCTTTGGCGGCACGCCACACGTTGAGAAGATGCAGCCCGGCAGACCCCAGTTCCACAGAGCCTTCCGACTGGGGGTGTGCTGCGAGAACGTGACGTTCCTGCATGACCGCATCCGGGGGGAACTCGCGTCGATCCAAGTATTCGCCAACGTAATCGGCACGGTCGAACAGACGGTCGATGTCGTCGTTGCGTTGCACAGTCCATGTGCCCAACCGCATACGCTTGTCCAGCACTACGACCAGTACGCTCTCTGCTTTCGGGACACACGCCAACTGGGCGATAGCCTGCCAATAGTAGGCGGCAGGGATTTCATCATCGGATGAATACGAGGTGGTGGTCTTGCATTCCACGATGATGCGACCGTCGTCGGTGATCCCGTCAAGGGTGGCGATCAGACGACCGACCGAGTACATAACGTCTGGCGTTATGACGGGCTGGCCGAGCAGCGTAGCGGCGTGAGTGACAAGCGCAGGTTCCAGCACGTTGCCACGCACCATAGCGTCGTTCGGTTCGGACACTTCTGCCGGTGACCATTTGTCAATGGCAAGGTCTGCGATGGTGGCGTATGGGTTCACATCCATGAGGGTGGGTGCTTCGCTGGCACCGAACCGGATACGACCGTGCTTATCTTGC